ATTTCCCCTTTACCCTTGAATTTGATACAATATAACCTTTCCTTTTTCTAAAGGGTTCAAACTAAAAATGTTGGGTGCATTTTATTTTCAAAAGGGTGCAACTCTAAATCCTTGGGTGCATTTCATTTTTAAAAGGGTGCAAATAAAAAATTAGGGTGCATTTTAGCTAAACTACTGGCTAATCTGCACCCTTTCACTTTATGCTTCTATTTCCGTTCCATCCTTAAATGTAAACACAATCCTATTCTTGTCGTAAACCGTTATGTAATCAATCAAACTACTCCACAATGTTTCATCAAATTCAGATACAAAGGTTTCTTGTTTTTTCAGCGTTTTGATGAAATTTTTCAAATTCTCGGCTCTTTCTTTTCGTTCTGTTATTTGTGCCATTACCTTTTCAAGTTCTTCCTTTTTACTTTCATATTGCTCAACCATTGCATTGTACCTTGCTAAGTAATCGATTTGGTTCAATGCAGTTCTTGCATTTTCGGTTATGCAATTTTGAATATCCGCAACTAAGAATGTCACTTCGTTATAAAGCCTTTTTTCTTTTTCCTTAAGTTGTACATCATCAGTCAGTGTTTTAAGTATAATTTTTAGGTTTTCCAACAATTCGGTTTTGTTAGAAAAAAGTTTATTTATTGCCTTAATAAACAAGTTTTTTATATCATCTTCATACAGATGTGGAGTATTACATTTTTCTTTGAATTTTTTGTTGCACTGATATATTGTTTTCTTGTATTTGCTGTTGGAGTGCCATACCTTTGAACCATACCAGTTGCCACACTCACCGCACTTTATTTTGCTTGCAAACATCCCTACCCCACTGTACCTGCATTTATGTTTGCTTCGTCTTTCTAACTCTCTTTGAACCAAATCGAAAATTTCAGGTTCAATAATAGCTTCGTGATTTTTTTCAACATAATATTGCGGCACCGAACCATCATTTTTCTTATATTTTTTTGAAAGAAAATCTGCTATATAGCCCTTTTGTAATAAGGCATCTCCCTTAAATTTTTCATTGGATAACATTCCTTTAATTGTTTTGTCATTCCATTTGCTCTTTCCCCTAACTGTCGGTATCCCTTCTTCTGTCAGTCTTTTAGCTATACTGTATGGAGTTAAGCCATCAAGGAACAGCTTGAAAATCTTTCTCACCACCACAGCCTGTTCTTCATTAATAACAAGATTACCGTCTTCTCCCTTATCGTATCCCATAAATGAACTATATGGAATACTCACCTTTCCATCCGCCATTTTCTTTCTCACACCCCATTTAACATTTTCGGAAATCGAACGACTTTCTTCTTGAGCAAGACTGCTCATTATGCTTAATAACAAGCCTACTTTCGGGTCAAAACTCCAAATATTTTCTTTCTCGAAATACACTTCCGTTCCGCAGTCTTGCAGTTTACGAACCGTTGTAAGACTGTCAACCGTATTTCTTGCAAATCTGCTTACACTCTTTGTAAGTATAAGGTTTATTTTACCATTCACCGCATCATCAACCATTCTGTTAAATTCATCACGGTGTTTGGTATTACAACCCGATATGCCCTCGTCTGCATAAACTCCTACGAACTCCCAATCTTTGTGCTTTTTTATGTATTCGGTGTAATATTCAACCTGTGCGGTATATGATGTAAGCTGTTCTTCGTTATCCGTACTGACTCTTGCATAAGCCGCCACAAGTCGTTTTTTTGTACTGTTTATCGGTACTGCCGTATATCTGTTAATTGTTGCTGGTATTACTGTCACGCTTCTCATTTCTTGCCGTCTCCCTTCGTGTTGCTATTCTTCTTTCTTGCTTTTTCAATTCAATAATTCTGCGTTGTTTCACCTTTTCATTTAACTCAATATCAATTATTGACTCGTGGTCATTTTCAATAACAAGGTCTTTGCCACTTTCAGTAAATTGTCCTTTTACAATTCTTTTCCCTATGTAAACTTCACTGTCAAGAGCATAAGTAACTACTTTGCGTGAGAGTTTTCCTTTACAGCTTTTATATCCCTTTGATTCAAGTTCCCTTGAAATGTCTGAAATTTTCCAACCGTCAGCATAGTATTGATATATCAGTTTTACAGCTTCAGCCTCTTTTTCTATAATTTGATACCCTTTGCTGCTCCAGCGATATGCAAAAAATCTTGTATGCGGATCTTTATATGCCCTTTCATTTATCGAATGATATTGAAATTTCGCTTCCTTTATCCTTCCATCATAAAAATAAAATTTCAAAATATCAGTGTCGGTTGTAACTATTTTTTCAATTTGTTTTGAAAATATCAGCTCATCAAACTCATCCAATTCCAAAATTTCGCAGCAGACTTTTCTGAGCCGACCACCGTGTATATTTCTTGCTCCACACTCTGTTTGTTTTTTTCTTTTTCCATAACAAACCCAATTTTCCACAAATCCATCAATAGCATTCGATTTCACCATATCCTTAAAATAATTACATCCACACTTGCCGCATATTATTTTTGCTGAAAAACAGCTTGGTTTTACAATTCTGTGTGCCGCCAAATTAAAATCATAATTAGCTTTTATTTTCTCCTGCACTTTGTCAAATGTTTCTCTGTCAATAATTGCTTGATGATTATTTTTCACATAATATCTCGGTAGCTGTCCTGTATTTTTTATCAGTTTATGCGTTCTGTAGCTTTCAACAAAATATTTTTGCAAAATCAAATCACCAACATAAACCACATTTTGCAAGGCATAATTTATAAATGGCACTGACCAATCATATCCATTTTCTTTCAACCACCTTGAAGTTTGTCTTATCGGCACATCATTCAAATAATTGTTAAAAATAACTTTTATTGCCTCCGCCTCGTAGTCATCAACAATAAAGGTTTCTCCATTCCACTTATATCCATAAGCAGGTACATGCCATTGCTTACCCTTTTCAAACTTTTTGCGGATTGACCACCTAATGTTTTCGGAAGTTGACTTACTCTCTTGTTCGGCAAAATCAGCTAACATCGTTATTAAGATTTCGCCGTCCATTGAAAATGTACTTATATTTTCTTTCTGAAATCTCACTTCAACTCCTATTTCTTTGAGATGCCTTACTGTTTGCAACAAATCAACCGTATTTCTTGCAAATCTTGAAACCGATTTTGTGAGAATGAGATTTATCCTCCCACTTTCACAATCGTCAATAAGTCTCTTAAATTCATCTCGTCTTGAAATACCTGTTCCACTAATTCCATAGTCGGCATACACTCCGGCATATTCCCACTTTGGATTTTTCTGTATCAATTCACTGTAATAGCTGATTTGTGCAGATAAAGAATGTGCCATTTCGTCCGAATCTTTTGAAACTCTGGCGTATGCCGCAACTTTTAATTTTTGCGGTAATACAGGAATTTCGTTTTCAATTTTGGTTATCTTTTTCAATGAAAACCCTCCTTTCTTCCTACATATATATCACTCAAAATGCTCTTAAAATCAAGTAATTTATCAATATAAACTTCCCAATAACGGGTGGTATTTTTCAAGGAAAATTGTATCAATTTCAGTATATTCACCCTCTGAAATCAAGCCTATCTTTTTCATATTTCTCACCACGGACATAGTCGCTTGGTACATCTTTTCATTTTCGAATTGTTCTTTACTCAACATTGTTTTTTACTCCATTAAATCTGTAATTTATATAACATTCGTGTGTACAAAATTTACGCTTCGAATTACCATAAGCTGTAAAGTCTTTACCACAGTACAGGCATTTAAAATTGTAAATTGCTTTTCTTTTTACCATATTAAGATGTGAGTTCCACCAATTTTCTCTGCATTTATCGGAGCAAAATTTTCTTACTTTTCTTTTTTCTTTCTGTATAAGTTTTTCGCCGCAATTTTTACAATAGCCCTCGATAATTTCTATATTATCATCTGCCTTTATTTTCCTGCCGCCCATGTTGTTTCTTTTACAGTATGACTTTATGGTTTCTCTTGAAACCTTTAATTTCTCGGCAATTTCCGTATAGCTAAGACATTCATTTCTAAAAACCGCAATTTGCTCTTTTTGAAATTTATTCATTTTCATCAACCTCCTTTACTATATGGAGATTTTTAAGTGTATTTGTTCGGTCAAATTACAAAAAAAATGCCCATCAAGGAAAAAATCCTCAATGGGCATAAATAAATCACTTTGTTTTCACGGTCACTTTT